GTTCGTCGGTTGTCTTATCTGACAGACACCCCCACTTGCAGCCAAGATGGTAGACCGTATGCTGTTCCAGCAGGGTATATTCACTGCCGGAAGGTTTCGACAGTTCGTGCTGTACAAACCGGTAAGGAGCGCCGCTCTGGGCCGTTTCCAGCGACCAGACACCCCGGTCTACCTTGCTGGGAATGACATCACCGTTATAATCGAACTGATAGAATTTCTCGGCAATGACCGTCTGTGCAACGATGCCAACATCTTCGGTTGTCACCGGCAGTTTTTCGAGTGCCTTGATGTTAGGGAGTTTTCCGAAAGTCAGCGCATAGTTGTAGTCCTCCAGTATTGGCTTAAACACGTTAGCCAAAAACATGATGCGCCCCTCACGCGAAGAAATCATCCACGACTGTGCCCGTTCGTTGAAGCCGCCTGTTTCAGGAAGCGTACTGTTACCCCTGCGGGTTACGTTGTAGCCGGCCAACGGCGGATAGTTCGTGCCTCCAGGCACTTCGCTGTCCGGATAGAGCACGACCGTTATGCTATTCTCCTGCGCATTGGTGGTAAGAATACGCATCCAGCTTGTATAATAGTCGGAACCGCCCGTTAGTAATGTATTAATGATGGAAAAGCAGACATCATTCTCCTGGAACTTCATGAAGTCGAAGTCCGTGCGTTTCTCTATTTTCAAACGACAGGTACTCTCGCCCAAATCCTCCACGGATTCTATCTTGCCAATCTCGGTAAAGGAGTAGTCAGACTCCATTCCTTGAATCTGATTGATAATAAGGTCAAGCACTGATAGTGAACCGCGGACTTCCAACCGTTCTACCTGTGCCCGGCCATCAGGAAATATCCCTGCACCCTTGCCGGCAATCATACTGTCTACGAATTCGCCGAACCTTACCGGGTCCATGAAGGTTTTCGTACCGTATGCCGTGTCCGGATATAACCGGGAAAAGAAGTCATACAGACAGCGGCGTGCAGAATACAGGTTGTTGTCCGTCGGAAGGGTACGGTCGCCGGTCCTGATTATATCGGGAAGGGACGATGCGACATCACGGATATAGTTCTGCACCCCGGTTATGCCGTCCCGTATCTGTTCGAGCGTTCCGGGACTCAGGGCGTCGCTTATCTCCAGGTCCATCTTCGAGGGCAGGTTCACATTCCGGGTAATCTTCGTGATACGGCTGTCACGGTAGCCGGTATCCGGAAAATACTTCCGGCTCTCCAGCCTTACACGCCGTCCGATGAACAGCTCCGCACCGTGCTCCTCAACCCATACATGGTCAGTCGGGGCCTTGTAGACGCCGATGTCCTGCCAGTGTTCCCGGTTGTACTTGTCTACGGCATCGCTGAACTCCTTTTCGGCCGACGGGTAATACTCGTCGGGCATGCGAATATTCCAGATTATATAACGGTCGCCCACCTTCGGGACAAGCGTGTCACCCGGAAGCTGCATGCCGTCATCATAAGGCCAGATGGTCACAATCTCGAACTCACGGGTATCGCTGTCGAAATTGACATCGAAATAGTGTCCGTCATCCTTGCCGAGCCCTGCAAGCTCACCGTCCTGGAACGATACGCGCTTGACCGCTCCGGGAAGTTCATAACTGTTCGGGTCGAAATCCAGGGAAGCGTCACTGAAATAATATACCGTGTAGGGTTCACCGTCCTTGTCCTTCACCTCCTTGCTGCGTACGCCGCTTACCGTACCCACACGCCTGGGGTAGATACCGCTGAAGGCATCGCGTTCGTAGCGGTCGAATATGCCGTACTCGTCAACGCCCACCTCGACAAACTTCTTCCCGCCCGGAAGCATCAGGCGGCTGCTGCCGTACTTTTCCGGGTCGATGTTGCGCGAGGAGCCTATCGGGAACAGGCGGGTGTAGAACCCGGCCGTGCTGCCCGTGACGCGTTCCAGGGAAACCAGCCCACCGCCGTAACCCAGCGTGATGCTTTCCCCGTGCTCGCAGCGGCAGACGTTCACCGTCTGCCCCTCGACCCACCATTCGGCCTTGCCGCCCACTTTTTCGGCAATCGCCTTCAGTGCCTCGTTGCAGTACATCCCCTCGTAATCTATGACGATGAGTTCCGTGCCGTCAACCTGCCCGACCTTCCAGTCGGTGACATCCCCCATGCCGGCATTGACGGCACTGACCACCAGAGCCACATGCTCCCGCGGCGTGGCTGTCAGCGTGAACACCGGTTCGGCATCGCCGTCCGTCGTCTCCAGTACAAGGAAACGCCTGACGAGGCTCTCGATGCCGTACAGTTTCAGGTCGTAGCGCCATTCGCCTTCACTCACCTGCTTCGGCGTGTAGCGTTCCGTCAGCCAGTAACGCTCGCCCATAAAGTCCGTGTAGTCGTTCACATCAACGGCTATATGGGCATGGTGCGTGAAAGAGAGGGTCAGCACGTTGTCGCCCTGCACCTCCTTCCGCTGGGTCGAGCTGTCGTCAGCGGCGATGTCCGCCCGCCTGTTTCCTTTCCTGTCGTATATCGTAATCATGTTCGGTTATCGTTTAAATGCCGTTTGAATGCCGTTTGAATGTCTTTTTAATCCGTCAGATGACCGGTACGGGTTCACGGAACTTCACCTTGAACTTGCCCGCATGCACTCCCTCCCTCCACAGATAGGTCAGCGGGGTGAACTTCGTGCAGTCCGCATATTTCAACCGCAGCTGCAGCCCCAACTGGGGGAGGCTGATGTCCAGCCAGCCGTCTTTCCCCTGTTTCAGGAAGTTCACAAAGGCGAAGTACTGTCTCATCCATCCCGCCTTTGTCCGGTTGAACAGGGCGAAGTTCAGCGTCACGTCACGCGCCTCGTTCCTCGGGGTGAGCACGGCGCTGTATTTCTCTCCGTGCTCCTCCCGTATATCCACGGCCGTGTCCTTCTTGGCCTTGCTCGGGGTCAGGATGGCCGTCAGGTTCTCCATGCCGCCGCGCCGGTCTTCCACCAGGAATACACCGTATTCAGTCCAGATGTCCGTGCCGTTTACCAGCACCAGACCGCTCAGTATATCTGCCATATCAGTTAAATTTTATACCGTCACGTTTTATCGTACGTATATCTTCCTTTATCTCGCCCAGGCAGGCGGTACCCAGCCTGGTGTGCTCCTCTATTTTAGCCAGGTATCCTTCGGCCGCGCTCATCTTCTCCGCGACGTTCTCGATGCCGCTGTCCATGCTTGCCCAATGCCGGAGACCGCCGGTGAACATACCCTCCAGCTTCGTGCCCTGCTCCTGCGTCATGGCGGTGAAAGCGCCGGGCTTGCCCGTCTGCACCGTGCCTTCCTTTTGCACCTTGTCGTAGCCCGTGGCGGCGGCAAGTTCGTCACGGAGCTTCATGGCCTCTTCCACCATTTCGTTCCAACCCATAAAATCTCCGTCGCCATTCAGCAATTTATCCATTTCACCAGGGTCTAATTTACCATCATTTTCCATGGAATTACCGAATCTGTCATACCATGCCCTCAGCTTGTCACTGAACTGTTCACCGATGGCGTTTGACAGCATCGCCTGCATGAAATATTTGGATATGTCATCAGCGAAATCCTCAGCACTCTTCTCCATATCCATCAGACTGCTTACAAAACTGTCATACATGGAATCGAATGACATTCCGGTCAGACCCTCATAAAGATTATCGGTCAGCTCCTCCAGCTTGCCGGCCTGGTCTATATAGTCATCCAGCTTCTCGGTCAGTCGCCCGCCGTAGCCGCCCTTGCCGGTGTTCTGGATTTGAGTCCACATGTCCACGTTGCTGCGCAGCGCCTTCATCTCCTCCGGGCTCAGGCTCCACAGGTTCCCGTCCCACTGGCGGCCTATCTGCCCGCTCAGTTTGTCAATCTGCGCCTGGCTGAATCCGCCCCAGTAGTAGTTCCAGGAATGGTGGCTGCCGTGGTAACCGGCCTGCGCCATAGCCATCTGCAGGTAGTTCGAGTTTGTCTCCTGCTGCATCCTGTATGCATCGCGGTAGGCTGCCACACTCTTCGCGCCCTGGCCCCGCCTGATTGAGTCGGTCAAATCCTCAATAGAGGTCTGCAGCATCTCATTCCGGTCGGTCAGCCGCTCCATGGTGGCCTGTACTTCCTTCGCGTTGCTGCCGTTCCAGTCGATGATGCCGCCCAGGCTGAACACCTGCTTCACCGCTCCGCTTACCGCCTTGATACCGCCGGTAATGATGCTCATCGGTTTTGTCAGGTCTATGCTTTCCAATCCGTCCAGCGTCTGCCCCAGACCCTCCAGGTATTCGCCCATCCATTCCGGGGGATCAATGCCGAACTGTCCCGCCAGTCCCAGCAAATCCTCGGCGACTCCCACGTATTCCTTCACCTGTCCCACGCTGCCATGCAGAGCATCCGTGGCTTCGGCCAACGCTTTCTGTTTCGTGTTCCGGGCGGCATCCAGGGCCGCCTTGGCATTTTTCTGCTCGGCCTCAGTCCCTTCTTTCACCGCCTTGTTGTAGGCATCCTGCGCTTCCTTGACGGATATAGTCGCAGATTTCACCTGTGACATGGATGTCCTCAACGCTGTAAAAGGATTGCGTTCGTTCAGTTTCTTGTCGATCGAATCTATTGCACGGACCAGGTCTTTCAGGCTGTCCGGCTGCAGTTCCTTTTGCGTATCGATATATTCCTTCAGCCGGATTCTAAGGGACTGGAGACTTTCGGTGGACACCTTGTCGAGATCACCGAACACGGCTTCCCAGTCCAGCCCTTCCTTCAGTTCCTCCATATCGAGGTCGGCCATCTTTTTCTTCAATTCTTCCTGGAGTGTTTTCCGTTCGCCTTCTGTGGTGGCTGCAGCAATACGCTTTTCATACTCCTCAGTAATAGCCAGTTTCTTTTCCTCGTAGTTGCCATATTCCGACAGGTAGTCACGCATGGCCTGGCCTTCTTTTTCCTTTTCTTCCTCGAAGGTGGCCGTAACGGCAGTACTCCGGTTCTTGTCGTTCGAATCGCGGGCTGCAACAAGGGCATCCGTCTGTTCCGGGGTCAATCCGTTCCCGCCGGTGGATATGCCGGCTTCCTTGTTCTCACGCTTCCAGGCGGCTTCCTGCCGGTTTATCTCTTCTTTCCGGGCGTTATAGTCATATTCGATTTGTGCCAGTTTCTTTTCGGTGCCGGCCTGCATGCGGTCTATTTCCTCTTTCCGGTTCTCGGCCTGGAGTGCCGCAAGTTCCTGCGCCAGCCTGCGCTCGGTGGCAAGCCGCTGTTTGGCTTCCGCTTCCACATTCTTACCGGACTGTTCGGGGTCGGTATGTCCGCCGATATTCCCTTTCCCGGCTGCTTCTGCGGCTTTCTTTGCCTCTTCCTTGGCTTTTGTCAGGTAAGCTTCGCGTCTCGTCTCTGCCTCCTTGATTTTCGCTGCCTTGTTGGCCTCATTCTCCTTGTCCACTTCCGCATCCATTTCTTGTGGGGTAAGCCCGACATGATGGGCTCCCATTTTGGCCATAAAGCGGAAAAATCCGCCATGTGCGCCTTCCACTTCGTCCGGATTCTGGGCTTTGATTTTATTCACCTCTTCATCTGCTTCTGCAGCTTTGTTGACAAGGTTCTGGACATTGGCCTGATGAAGCAGCACCTGCACATAGTTCTCGCTTTTTTGGATAAGGGTGTCATACCACCCGGATAAGGTCTGATAATAACCGAAACTTTCCCCGTACTTGCGGTTCAGTTCCTCCACCTTGGCCTTTTCCTGTTCCTTGCTGCCGGTGAAATTCTTTATTTCGTCGATGACCGATTTGAGCTCGAAACGGGTACGCACCATCTGGGCGCGGCCGTCCTTTTCTATCTCGGTCATTTCCTTCAGCGAAATGTTGAATTCGTCCACACCTTTCCTGGCACTGAACAAGTCTTTTGTCCACGCCACGATCTCGTCACCGTACATCACCAGCAGCATGATGCCGGTGGTGAACGCTGTCTGCCATGAAAAGAGGGAGGAAAGCACCTGCTTCCATACCGGTATCCCTTTTTTGCCGGACTTCTGCAGCTCGTCGTATTCCTTCCGGGCACGGGCCAGCTCATCGGTGAATATCGGCAGGTTGTTGCTGATGGCCATAAAGAACATCTGAGGTCCCATGGCCAGCGAGGGCATTTCACGGGCTATCTGCTGGATGCTGTTGTGCAGGCCGCCCAGCTGGCGTCGGGCGTCGGGCACATCCGCAGGCGTAACCTGTACGGATTCCGATTCCTCCTGCTGCTGCTTCAGCCTGGAACGCAACTCCTCAAGAGTCTTTTCCAACGCGTTAATCTGTGCGATGTTCGCACGCTGGTCCAGGTTGGGGGCGGCTGTCTCACCGGCAAGGCGCAGCCTTTCCAGTTCAGCCTCCAGCAGTCTGACGGTATTACGCAGTTCCAGCGCCTCACGCTCGGCCTTATCCATGCCGGGCGTGAGTTTGTCCTTCATTAAAAATTCAATTTCTACAGGTTTGCTCATTCCAGTCTGCTTTGAAAAAATCCTACAATATCATTCGCTTCATCTTCCGCGCTGGACTCCGGTCTGGAATCATGGTTTCCGCTGCCTTGCTTTTGACGCACATACCGGGGCGCGTCGCCCAGCATCATAATCAGCGTCTGGTAGTTCACACCGTCCAGGATGTAGTCCACACTCCAACCGGTCGCGGTCGCTATCTGCCACACGAAGCCGAAAGGGCTATGGGAACCCTCATAACGGGTTCTTAACTCCCCTTCCTTGCCCGGCTCAGTCTCGGCTTCATCGGGTTCGCCCGCGCTGCCGACCTGATAATACGCATAAAATCCTCCGTGCCCATCATCCGCTCAAATGTCCGGAACATGGCCGTCAGATAGCGCCACTCTACGAAGTTCCGCAGTACCCAGGCCGTCAGACCGATACCCGCATGCCGCGACACGTAGCCCCGGCATACCGTATAGGCCAGCAGTCGGCTCACTGCCTGACCATGCTCCGCCACAAAGGCCAGTTCCTCCGCCTTGTCCTTCGGCTGCCAGTCGGGCTTGACACCCATCTTCAGGTATTCCCTGGCCAGCAATATCTGCCCCCGCAATCGCGGCCGCTTCATCGTCACACGCATCTCCACGGGGCGTTTCAGCCAAGGCAGCTTCCACTTTTTAAGAGGAACGGACACGCCGCTGTCAAGCAGCGCGTCCGCACATTCCATTTCTATCAGTTGTTCCAATCGGTCGGCCATACCTTAATCCTTTCTGCTTTTGGCCTGTACAGACGCGGCTGCTTCCGCTGCCGGAAGCTTGTACTGTTTCCACTCATCCGGAAGGGCGTCCGCATAGAACACACCGTAAGGCTGCGAACCGTCCTCCGGCATAGCCACCTCAAGCGTGCATTCTATCTTGGCCGTTTCCGTAAGCGTCAGCTTGCCGCCCAGGTTGGAAAGCAACGTACCGTTCGGTATCAGTACGCTCTGTCCGGACACCAGGCTGAGTTCCCACGGTCCCTGCATCAGGATGGCGGTCTGCGGAGCGGTCCAGCCCACAGGGTTCTTCTTCTCGCTGTCCTCTGTCTTGTAGTGCAACGAACCGCCCAGCAGTGCATGCAGGTTCTTGTAGTCCATCTGGATTACATTAAACGTGGGGGCAATGCTGCCGTTGCTCTGAGGAATAACCAGCACCGGGGCTCCAGGCGCCTGTTCAGCCTCAATCTTCGCGGCTTCGGGTTTCTGGCCGCCCAGGTCGAACGAACCTTTCTCGATGTAACCCACCACAAAGTCCTTGTATTTCACGGCACCGATGCCGTACATGAAATTCTTGTTCATCATTTCTTCAGTTTGATGGTTAATAACACACCGGCAAGTAAGCCGGCCAATACACCTATGATAAATACCCGTACCGGGTTCGGAGGGCGTTTTTCTTCCGTTTGAACGTCATTTAAAGTTCCGTTCCTGGTCTCGCTGCGAATGCGCGCCAGCTCTTCTTCATACCATAGCACCAGCTGCTGCAGACTGTCACACGAGGCTTCGGCCACGATGTTCCCGCTGCCGTCGCTGCCTACGGTCAGATTCGCCTGCCCGCTCTTACCACGGTACACGGCACCTTCAGGAAGTTTACGGAGGCTGTCCGGCGGTATCGTCAGCTTCACCGCACTCGCCGGTATCCCCGCCATCACCAGTCCCGCCCGCCGACTTCCGCCCGCGCTGTCGGCGCTTGCCGCTTCCGTCTGTATCTTCTCCGCCATCGTGCTCTTCCTGCTGCTTGCGCAGCCCGCCAAGCACAGGGCAATCGTCATGATGGCGGCAACTGTTGGCCGTGTCAATAGCCTTCCTGAGCCGTGCCATCTCGCGTTTGTTCGCCTGCAGGTCCTTTCTTGTTGCATTCAGTTCTTCTTTTAACGGTTCGACAATATTCTCTATCAGGATGCGCGTGGCCTTGTCCACGTTGTCGATACGCACGGTCTCGGCCGTGGCGTTCGCCTTCCTGACAGTAGGCCTGATGGTTATCAGGGCCGTCAGGGCGGTGGCAAGACCGCCGCCCAGGACAAGGTTCAGCAGCTCGTTGAAATCCATAGCGCATCCAGGCCGGACAACCGGCTATTTGCCTGACGCCTTTCTGGCGAACAGGCCGATCAGCCACTGTATGAAACCCGTATCGGCAATGCCGTTGGCCACAAGGGAGGAACCCAGACCGTAAAGAAGGGCGATATACCACTCCACATCCGCCACAAAGCCCGCGTCAAGCCACCAAAGCAGCATCGCGGCGGCAATGCCGGTAAGCCAGCTCACAAGCTGCGTCCAGATGCCTGACATTTTGGGGAAAAGTTTCTTGATGCCCTCCACAAGGAGGACAACGCCGCCGGCGAAACCGGCAAAAGTCGCAATCATCGCGTCATAGTCAGCCTCAGGGGTCACACCATCCTGGGCAAAAGCCACGGATACGAATCCGAGCATCAGTGCAAAAAATAATAGAAATCGTTTCATCTGTCTTTTGATTTATTGGTTAATACCTATTTCTTTCAGCCATTTCTGTACATCGAAGCTGGGGCAGGCTTTCGCCGCCAGTTCGTTATGGCCCACAATGCGAACATCCGGGAATCGGCGGTGGAAATCCTTCACATACTTCTCCAGCGCCTTCTTCTGACAAGCCGTGCGGGTGTCTTTCGGGGTCTTCCCGTCCCCGGACACTCCCCCGGCATATACGATATGACGGCTCAAACTGTTGTAACCTTTGACTCCGTTGGTCACTTCCCAAGGGTCCACCTCGGCGTCCTCGTTGTTGTCTACAAGACGTTCCACACCCCCGTTCAGGTGGAACAGGTCGGTATAGCCCACCTGCTTCCAGCCTCTTCCTCCCCGGCACACCGGAGAAGTATGCCATTTGCGGATGTCCGCAGATGACACCTCACGCCCCTCCGGGGTGGCCGTACAGTGAATTACCAGATACTTCAACTTTGCCATGCCTACGCCTCCTGTTTTGCCTGACTGACGGTTATCTTCACGGTCCTGGCCTTGTCGGAGTCCAGCGTCAGGGTGACAGCCCCGCTCTTGTCCTTGCCCGTCGTATTGGCTGCGGCGGAGATACGGATACCGTTATCCGTCGGGGACACGGTAAAGCCCGCAGGGGATGCGCTCACGCTGTACTCGCCGGAGGCGGTCACGGCAACATCCTGGCTGCCGCCTTCCGGCTTGATGGTCACCGCGGTCGGAACGGCAGACAGCTTTTTCTCCGCGGGCTTGAACACCGGATTCGGACGTTTGTCCAGCACCACCACCTCCTCACCGAACGCGATGTTCGTATCGGCCTTCATCAGCATCTTGAAGAAGTACAGTTCACTGGCATTCGAGATTTTATCAATCTGAATCACGTCCTCGTCATCCTGCAGGTTCACCGCCGCAAACAGGTTACCGCCGGCATCGGGCGAACAAAGGGTGCAGACAATCAGGTCATCAGGCCAGGCGGCAAGGGTCTCGATGGTAATGCCCTTGTAGCGGCGGGCATTCACGTCGGTTTCGCTTGCATTCTTGGCCTCGCGCTGGGTCAGTTCGTCGTCATACTTGTCAAAGTCGTTCACGCTCATCAGGATGCGAAGGTCCGGGTTGTTGCGGATAGCTACGGGAATCTTCACGCGCAGAGCCTTCAGGCGGCCCAGCATGGTCGATTCCGCACTGTCCACCACAATAACCTCGGTGTCCTTGGCCATTTGGGTCAGGATGCCGTTAAACAGGTGGTCGTCATCATCCCCATATTCGCCGTTCACATAGTGGTCACCCAGTTCAAATTGCACCTGTTTGGCCAGCTCGGCAAGCAGGGCGTTCTGCGCTTCGGGCGGAAGTTCCGAGAATACCAGGTTGCCCTTCGGCTGCCACTTGCGCCAGATGTTCTCGAACGTGCGGGGGTTAAATACCGTAAAGGCCATGAAGTCCACCGGGTCAAGGCTCTTTTCGTCGTAGTTGAAGTTGCCCTTTGAATCTTCCACACCGGGGTTTTCCTTACGCTTCTGAAGCATCCTGCCTGTCTTCAGGCGGGGCAGGCTGATTTTCTTCTCCACACCGGGAATCACCATAATCAGCCCCTTTTCCACAATCTCATTGCTCGTTGCGGCAAGCGTCAGCAACTGCTCCAGTACCTCGCCGCTGTAATTCGTGTTTCTTACAATTATTGCCATATCTCAATCACTTTTTACGTTTGTCCTTGATTTCACGCATACGCCTGTTCCAGGGGCTTTCTTCACCGTCCGGTTCCAGGTGCAGGTCTTCCATCACACGGCGCTTCACCGGCAATTGGGCCAAAGCCTTTTCGCCGTTCTCGCGGTCATTTGCCAGAAGGTTCTCGTAGATGGGGCGGGTCGTCGCATCGATGCGTCCGTCCTTCTCTGCCGCGTCAAGCAACTGCTTGCGGGCGGCAATGTCATCGGCAGCGGCCTTGTCCTCGTAGGTCTTCACCTTTGCTTTCAGGTCGGTGTTCTCCCGTGTGAGGCCGGGAACCTTTCCCGCCTCTTCCTCCAGCTGGTCCATCATGCGGAACACATCCGCATCACTCGCGCAGTCCTTGAAGCGCGGGCGTTTCTTTACATCTTCCAGATTCATGTCTTCTCTGTTTTTTTGTGGCTCAACGAGCCGGTTATTGAATAAAGTATATATCTGTGCCGGTGTGCTGTCCTCCGGCACGGGGTCTGCATCATAGATGCCGTCTATGAAACCAAGGTCCAAAGCTTCCTGTGCGGTCAGCCAGTGGTCTTCACCGTCAAAATAGGTTTGCCTGATCGTGTCCGGGTCCAGTCCCAGACGTTCGGAGTAAATCTCACTCAGGCTGCTTTCCAGACTTTCTATCTCTTTCATGCACCGCTGCAGGTCCTGTTTGTTGCCGTAGCATCCGCCGCTCACACTGTGCAGCATCAGCCGGGCATACCGGCTCATCTCCACCGGCTTGCCGCAAAGGGCTATCACACTGGCCATGCTGGCGGCTATGCCATCCACATAGATGCGGATGTCCGCCTTGCTCTGGCGCAGGGCGTTGAATATCGCAATACCGCTGTACACTTCCCCGCCGTTGCTGTTTATGCGTATATGGATGCGCCGGCTCACCCGCTCGGCTTCCATCAGTTCCTGTGCTATGCGCCCGCTTTGCACCTCGGTATAGTCCCCGATGTCCCCGTACAGGAATATCGTGCTGATACCGTCATCGCTTGTTGTAATATTGAAAAATCTGCTCATCGTCATGTCTTTACCTGCGGTTTCCCCGCGTTTCGATGGTGCGAAAATAGGACATTCCCATGGCACGGGGAAACCGCGTTTTTATCATACCGGTTTCCGGTGTTATCATGCCGCTGCAACCCGGCATCATGCGCGCAGCCTTTTACAAAGACCGCTTTTTGATGCAATTTTGTAACGTGATTTACAATTAAAAAGGACGATTTATGGCAGATTTGACGAATGCCCAGAAAAAGGAATGGGCAAAGACTTTGTACCTCAAGGAAAACCTCACACAGCAGGAAATTGCCGACCGTGTGGGGGTGTCGCGGGTGTCCGTATCCAATTGGGTTCGGGCCGGGAAGTGGGAGGAACAGAAGGTGGGGCTTACGCTCACAAGGCAGGAACAGGTAGCGAACCTCTACCGGCAGGTGGCCGAAATAAACAGGGCCATCGCCGAACGGCCCGAGGGGGAACGGTTCCCTTCATCCAAGGAGGCGGACATCCTCGGAAAACTGTCGGCGGCCATACGCAACATGGAGCAGGAAGTCGGCATTGCCGACATCATCAGTGTTTTAACCGGGCTCATCGACTGGGTACGGGCAGCCGACCTCGAAAAGGCAAAGGAAATCACCCGGCTGGCCGATGCGTACATTAAAGACAAATTATAAAGGGACAGACAATGAAACAGACTGACAGACTCGCTCTACTTGATTGGGAGAAGTACAAAGAAGACATCGCGAGGGCTACACCGGTCGACCGGAACATGACGGCAGCCGAACGGGAAAAGCACCGGGAATATCTTGAGAAACATCCTATAGAATGGATCAGGTTCTTTTTCCCGAATTATGCCAAATCTGAATTCGCCGATTTCCAGAAAAAGGCTATCCGGCGGATCATTGCACACGATGAATGGTTCGAGGTTCTGTCCTGGAGCCGTGAGCTGGCCAAATCCACAGTCACCATGTTCATCGTCATGTATCTCACGCTTACCGGACGCAAAAAGAATGTTATACTGACCTCCAACAGCAAGGACAATGCGGTGCGCCTGCTCGATCCCTACCGGGCAAACCTCGAAGCCAACGGGCGCATCATGGCATACTACGGCAAACAGGAAATGCCGGGTTCATGGACGGAGGACGAATTCACCACCAAAGGGAAGGTTTCGTTCCGGGCACTGGGTGCCGGGCAGTCGCCGCGTGGTTCGCGTAACGAGGCCATACGTCCTGACGTGCTGCTGGTCGATGACTTTGATACGGACGAGGACACCAAGAATCCGGACATCATCCAGAAGCGCTGGGACTGGTGGGAAAATGCGCTGTACCCCACACGTTCCATTTCCGAACCTCACTGGTCATCTTCTGCGGAAACATCATCGCCAAGGACTGCTGCGTGGTGAGGGCGGGCGAAATGGCCGACTCCTGGGACATCGTGAACATCCGCGACAAAAACGGTTTTTCCACATGGCCGGAAAAGAACTCGGAAGAGGACATCGACCGCACACTGTCCAAAATATCCAAAAAGGCGGCACAGGGAGAATATTTCAACAACCCGATTTCCGTGGGCGAGGTATTCGAGAACATTTCATACGGCAAAATACCGCCTCTCTCCAAATTCAAGTTCCTCGTGGTGTATGGCGACCCGGCACCGGGCGAAAGCAAGGGTAAGAAAGGTAAATCCTTCAAGACGGTTTCGCTCTGTGGCAAATTGGGCACCAGGCTCTATGTCATCAAGACTTTCCTGGCGCAGGCGCTCAATGCGGAGTTCATTGACTGGTATGTCCGGATGCTTGAATTTGTCGGGGGCAAGACCAATGTCTATTGCTACATGGAGAACAACAAGCTGCAGGACCCTTTCTTCCAGCAGGTGTTCAAACCGCTGGTGGCAAAGGTGCGCCGCGAACAGAAGATTGCGCTGTTCATCCGGGGCGACGAGGAGAAGAAGACGGACAAGGCTACGCGTATCGAAGCCAACCTCGAACCGCTCAACCGCGAAGGGAACCTCATCCTCAACGAGGCCGAACGGGACAATCCGCACATGAAGGAACTGGAGGACCAGTTCAAGCTGTTCACACTGACCATGCGCTATCCGGCCGACGGACCGGATGGGGTCGAAGGGGCAAACCGCATCATCGATGAGCTGATCAGGCGCATTGAACCGCCCGTATTCCGTTCACGGAAGGATGTAAGAAAGCGGAACAAGAAAAGATTATGACAACTCTAAAACAAAAAATAAATGAAAAAGATAATTCGTAAAACATCTATTTACAAAGTACAACCACCTTATAATAATTGGTACAGTATCATGACTTACGATGGGTTAAATCGCAGCAATATCATAATTGTCGGTAAAAAGCAACTGTTAAAGGTCTCTTTAGCACTGATTGTCATGCTTCTATTCAATAAAAATACTACAATAGACAAATTCAAGAAATTATGAGCAAGTTTGTAGAACTCACCGATTACGATGCAAGCATCCACCGCGACATCCTCGACGCACTGGTACGCGAAGACGAAACGGTCATTGAGGTTTGCGAGGACAGGGCCATTGCCGAAATGCGATGCTACTTGGGCAAACGCTACGACTGTAACAAGATTTTTGCGGCCACCGGCGAGAACCGGAACCAGCTCGTGCTGATGATGGTCATCGACATGGCGGTCTATCACATCTTCTGCATCCATAACCCGCAGAAACTCTCCCAGGTGCGCAAGGACCGCTATGAACGGGCGGTGGAATGGATGAAGGCGGTGGCCGACGAGGATATTTCAATCGAAGGGGCTCCGTTGCTGCCCGAGGTACAAAGGGCGGGCAGGTCGGATTTCCGCATTCAAAGCAACCGCAAACGAACGAACCACTGGTAAACAAGCAAGCATCATGAAAAAGAAGAACAGAAAAAGAAACAAAGCCGGCATCATCACCGTAGGGGGAAATTTCGCTTTGCCGGGACAGAAGAAACCGAATGTGATTGTGCTCACACAGCCCAAACGCTTCGGACTGGACATTTCAGATTACATGGCAGCCGTCAGGGCAGCCGAGAATGTCGATTTCTCACGCCGTTACAAACTCTATGACCTCTACGAGGATATTCTGATGGATACGCACCTTTCCTGTGTAATCGAAAAGCGCAGGAATGCCGTGCTGTGCTCCAACATGGAGTTCCGGGTGGACGGGAAACCGGACGATAAAATCAACGAGCAGATACAGTCGCCCTGGTTCAACCGGCTGGTAGGCGACATCCTCGATGCTAAGTTCTGGGGGTTCTCGCTCTGCCAGTTCCACAAGCTGCAGGAGTGGGTGGATTACGACCTGGTGCCGCGCAAGCATGTAGATCCGGTCAGGGAACTCATTTTGCGGCACCAGACGGACACTACCGGCCATTCCTGGGATGAATATACCGACCTGCTTTTTGTGGGTTCACCGTCCGATTTGGGCCTGCTGGCCAAAGCGGCTCCTTGGGTCATTTACAAACGTAACACCACGGGCGACTGGGCACAGTTCTCCGAGGTATTCGGCATGCCTATCCAGGAATATATCTATGACTCCGATGACGATGAGTCCCGCCAGCGGGCCATGGAGGATGCGGCGAATGCCGGAAGCCTGGCGCAGTTCTTTCATGCCAAGGACACGGAACTCAAACTTACGGAAGCCGGAAACAAAACAGGGTCTGCCGATGTCTATGAACGCCTCTGCGAACGGTGCAACAACGAAATCTCCAAGCTGATACTGGGCAATACGCTGACCACCGAATCGTCCGAAAAAGGCACACAGGCTTTGGGTACGGTTCATAAAAAGGTGGAGGACAAGGTGCTGGAGGCTGACCGGAAGTACGTGCTCAACGTGCTGAATTACGACATGACGGACATTCTGCTGCGCATGGGCATCAATACTGAAGGGGGGACATTTTGCTTTCCGGAACCGAAGGAAACGGATGCCGGTACCAAAATATCCATCCTTACGCAGCTGAAGAAAAACTTCAACATCCCCATCGATGACGACTATCTCTATGAGGAATTCGGTATCGACAAACCGGCCAACTACGAGCAGCTGAAGGCGGAACAAAAGACGACTGAACAAGCCGCCCGGATTCCAAGCCCGAAGAAAGAGCCGGAACCGGCGAATAAGGGACGGGATGATGAACCGACACCGAAACAGAAAAGAAACTTCCGGAACTGGCTCAAAGGTTTTTTCGTGAAAGCCCCGGCAGACGGGGCAGCTTTAGACTGGTAGTCGACAGACTGTATGCGGCTGACAATGGCAACATCTCCATGGAGTTTGACTTTTCCGAAGAGGTGCTGCGGCGTGCCTTGCTGAACATATACAGCAGGGACTTTCATCCGGCAACCGAAATCGAAATCAACCTGTTCAATGAAATATGGGCAACGATGGACAAGGCGGCAAAGGAAGGGTTCAGCAAATCCAAGGCCATTACTCCGGACGAGGATTTCAGAAATGCCATACTCCGGAACAATGCCGTATTCTCGGCATTCAAGGTACATCGTATGCAGAATGACATGGCACGGCTTTTATTGGATTCAAACGGCATTTTAAAACCGTTCGACAAATGGGTACAGGAAGTCTTGCCCATTGCTTCCCATCAGGTTCGTCACTGGCTGCGGACGGAGTATGACACGGCGGTCATCCGGGCGCATCAGGCGGCTGACTGGCAGCAGTTCCTGCGCGAACGCGATATTCTGCCCAATCTCAAATGGCTACCGTCCACCTCCATTCATCCGGGAGCTGACCACCGCCCGTTTTGGAATACCATCCGACCGATTGACGATCCGTTCTGGAACAACCACCGACCGGGCGACCGGTGGAACTGCAAGTGTGACCTTACAGCCACCGATGAAGCGCCGACAGCAGTACCGGACGAAAATGGGCAGAATAAGGCACATGACGGTCTGGAAAACAATCCGGGAAAAGACGGCAAACTGTTCTCAGACAAACACCCCTACGTTACTGAAGCGTATCCGGGAGCAAAAAAAGCCGTGGACGCACTGACCAGACGCATCAACGAGATGATAGCCGAAATGCCAGACAACCTGACGCTGGAGGAAAAAACCGACATCGCCCGCAACAATCTCAAGATAGAAAAGGCACTCGGCGTTACCAAAGGCAAGCCGATGACATACGAACAGGCAAACAAGGGAAAGGAAAATCCGAAATTCGGAAAAGAGGAAGGATACCGCGTGAATTGCCAGACCTGCACCGTGACACACATGCTCAGAAGGTTAGGGTTTGACACCGAGGCAAAACCCAACATCAGACAAAGCGCATACAATGAAATGGCAAAACAAGGTATCACATGGGAAGAACGTTTCCTGAACCGGGACGGAACAAAGCCGGATTATGACTATACCTATAAATGGCAGGTCAGAAAGGGATATCAAGTAATGAATGCAAACCGGCTGAAGGAATACTTCAGGGAAAAATTCAGAGAGGATGGAATATACGAGATATATTGTGCCTGGAAAGGCGGCTCCGCACACGTGTTCTGCGCAGAGGTGACTGAAGGAAAGACAAGGTTCTTCGACCCGCAAACCGGAAAGGATGATGCAAGCAATTACATACAGAGCATGAAAGCGGGCCGTGTGGGAGTGATAAGAATAGACAACAAACTGGTAAATCCCAAAATCATGGGACTATTCATCACCAAATAAACGGGAAGAAAGTGCCAGCCCCTCCTCACCGTCCACCAGACGGCAGGACTGGCCGTCGAACAGAATAAAGGCGGGAAGACCGACAGGCAACTCAAAACCATCCCCGTCAACACAGCCCACGGAATAGATGCTTCCTTCAGGGGAACTGGCTGATAAGACAACGGAGTTGTAACCGCTACTGTTTGCTAATTCCGACACTTGTTTAGGTATTTCCATAACGCAAAAAGGCACATAAAAAACGCCTTGCTGCAAAAGTATAAAATTATTTTTTAATTCAGTCATTCATGGACATAAAAGAATATTCAAAACTGATAAAAGCCAAACGGAAAGAACTGGATGGGCTAATGAAACGGAAAATGCCGGTTATCGCTGGACGAATGGCAAAAGACCATTTCCAGGACAACTTCCGCCGGGAAGGTTTCGTAAACGGAGGATTACACCCGTGGCCGAAAG